GGGTTTCGACGCCGCGGTCGAGCATGAGGTTTCCAACCGCATCGAGGGAGTAATACCAGTCCAGGCAGTGCTGTAGCATGGTGCGTCCATCGTCCATGATCTCGTCAAAGTTGAAGGAGACGGCGTGAGGGGAAAAGTTGTGCGTCCGATCCTCCACGATTACGGCGAACCCCTTTTCCGTCTTTTCTTCGATGTCCTTGAGGAGCTTGTTTTTCCATTCCATTGGAGGTCCGGAGATGGGCAGGCAGTGCGTAACGACCAGCACGCCATCGGTATAGAGGGCGTGCGCACGGAATTTCCGTTCGGATTCGAGGGCTATGGAGAGGATTTTTTTGTCTTGCATCACCTCACGATAAGGCAAATCGTAGAGAACTTCAGGAAAGAGCCCCGTAAATACGGCATATCTACGGAAATACGTCTGATTTCAGGTGAAATGTTTTTGTTGCAGTTTTTCGTGAATGCGTCTATTGAAGGTGTATTGCAATGCAATAGACGCACTTTGTAATAAAAACAGAGGAGGCAGACATATGGCACCGACTACCAATTTCAGCGTTCGCATGGATGCGGACATCAAGAAGAAGTGTGAAGCGTTGTACGGAGAACTGGGGGTCAATCTGACCACGGCCATCAATGTCTTCCTCCGTCAGTCCCTTCGGTCTGGAGGTTTTCCATTTGATGTCCGCATGGACAGGCCGAATCAGGAAACCGTGGCAGCCATGCTGGAAGCGGAAAGGCTCATCAGCGATCCTTCCGTAAAGCGGTGGAATGACGTTGAGGACGCCCTGACGGAGTTGAAGCGGTGAAAACCTTGGATATCGTATGGACTTCGCAGTTCAAAAAAGACTACAAACTGGCGATGAAACGTCATTTTGATATCGGTCTGTTAGATGATATCATCCGTCAGTTGGCGTCTAGGGAAACACTCCCGGAAAAGAATAGGGATCATTTCCTGACCGGAGAGTGGAAAGGATACAGAGAGTGTCACATTCAGCCGGACTGGTTGCTCATTTACCGAATAGAAGAAGGACTTTTGGTGCTGGCCCTTGCCCGCACCGGGACGCACAGTGACCTTTTTGGTAAATGAACAGAGTGAAATCCGTTTGCTAGATAAAAGCCCTGCCTCTGGAAAAGATGCAGGGCTTTCTTGTGTTTTTGATCTGCAGATTGCCTATAAAGAGAGGCGTCTTTCATGGGAGAATCCATTTTTTCGTGTCTCTGTTCTGCACAAGAGAGTATTCCCCCGACTCGGCTTCAAAAAGCCACCAATCAGGGCTGATCCGTTTTGCCCTTCCGATGCCGGTGGTTTCCGAGGTCCGGGGAGCAGCTATCTGGACGTCAAGAGAGTCCGCCTTGAGACCGGCCCAAAACGCCTCAAATCCTCGATAGCGCATGAAGGAATCAAGCCACCGTCCACTCCAAAATTCCTCACGGGAAAGGGTCTGCATATTGAAAGAAATTTTATTGAAACGCTGGCTTACATAGTCTTCTCTTGCGATAAGCAGATTATCTCCGGTCGAATCGCTAAAAAGGAGAAAAGGACCTACGGGCATCATAGTGACGCTCATTTCGTCATCAGGCTTTGCCAAGCCGAATTTTTCAAGTTGTGCGCGAATCCGTTCCAGGCTCATGCGGCACCTCCCACGTGATACGGATCATACCTTTATGTTGATATGAAATCAATTTTTGATTTACTTTTATGATGTCTCCCCCAAGCGCGCCCTAGCCAGCTCCAAGAACCTGTCACGCTCCACCGTGGCCTTCTGCCCATCTTCGGCGGGGATGTAGTCGAGAAGAAAAGCGAAACAGCAAGTGTCGGAAATGTCCGGGGACTTGATGCCGTCCGACTTCATTTTGTCCTTTGGGGTCATCTGGTACCTACCGCGCTCATCGATGCGATAGGGGAGCCGACTGGCCTGCTCGACGAATTTTTTCAGCGATGGCCCCTTGAAGCGCCCGGTAAAAATGGCTTCGCGCATTTTGCAGTGGGCGTAGGCGCGCAGGTTGAAGTAGCGGTTCTTCTCGGCATCACTATGGCAGGGGAGCCCCCAGTGGATGCGCTCCACGGGGATTCCCATTTCTTCCAGCTCCAGAATGACAGTGCGTCCCGCGCCGTCGCCGTCAACGCCGATGGTGAGCGCAGGGAGTTCGTGGTATTTCGCGGCGATGGCGCGGGCAAAATCCTTTTCGTTCAGATCGAGGTATTCATGGCACTCCACGGCTTCGTACATGCGCTCTTCCCGCGGCCCGGACACCTTGAACAGAGTGGCGACGGAGGAGTCGCGGTGAACGCCTTCCGCCACGTCACAGCACAGGACATACCCATACGCCTCTTGGTGGATGATCTGCGCGCTCTGGCACTGGACGCACCATTGGCGCGGGATCAGGAAACCTGAGAGGTTGTCGGGAAGGCGTCCGAGAACCTTGATCTGGTACTCCGGGGAGTGGTGCCCGCCGTACTCCTGCAGCTTCTCCGCGATGAACTTCTTGGAGACAATGGGGCTCTCCTCAGAGTTCATGGTGATTGCTGTGTATATCCCCTCTTTTTTTCCGCTTTCTATAGCCAGCTTGGTCATGGCTTCGGCAAAGTGCCCTGCAGGTCTGGTAGGCTGCGAGGTCATGACATATCGGTTACGTTCGTGCGTGAGTGCGCCGCGGAGCACGCCGTGGATGGCGTCGTCAATGCCGGAGGCTTCGTCGGCTAAGATCATCAGGTTGATGTTGTGCTGGCCGGCGAGGTTTTCCGGTTTCGACTTGCTGGCGGTTTTGGGAAGGACGTACCACGAATCCTTGTAGGGTTTCGCGTAATAGCGGCGAGTTTCCTTGATGAAATACCCTTTCATCCACGGATACATGGTATCCATGGCGTCGATCACCTCATCGAGGTATTTCCAGACGACGCTGCGGGCCTGTTCGATGTTGGTGGCCGTCAGAATGGCATTTGAAAAATGGAAGACTCGCAGGTGCCAATCGAGTGCCCATGCCAGTAGGAACGACTTGCCGGTGCCATGTCCGCTGGAGACGGCTACCCGGCAGCCGGGTTTTTCCACGGCTTGCAGAAATTCCAACTGCTGCCACGTCGGGGTGTACTGGCAGTTGTCCAGTACATACCTCGTCAGGTTGTCATAGTAGCGTTCCTGAAAGTCGCGGTAGCGCGGATCGTAGAGGATATCTCGGCACTTCATGGTATCGGTAACTTACTGTTGCGGATGGAAGGAATCCGAGCTGGAAAGTTCCTTCTTGAGCTCTGTTACTTCGTGCTGGCGTTGGGGGAGGAAGCCCGTCTGCTGTTTTTTGATCTCTTCCAGGCGGGCATTGGCGCGGTCGGCCATTTCCTCGGCGGAGATCACGGCATACTGCCCCTCCGTGGGGTCTGGGGTTTCCACTGTTTCCTTGGCAAGCAGGAGGCGGACGGAATCAGGGATTGGCAA